TTCTGAGTCTGCGTTTCTGGCACGCACCCAGTTCATAGGTTTCCAGTCAGCTCTCCAAGGCCTAATGTCACCTTGTCGCCATGCACCACCTCGAACAGCTCCCAACTGATCTAACGTAGTTGTTATTTCTTGAGATACCTGACCTTGACCAGCCATACCAGTCTCATACCATTCCCTAAATGTTTTAAGTTCATCCACACCTACAGTTTGTTTACCTGCTTTCACACCCAAACGTATAGATTTGTTGTCAGCGATAAGTTGATCTAATCCTCGAAGAATGTCATTAGGGTTATCTATGTCTGTTCCTAAATCTTTAGCTTTCTTGATAGCTGCTTTCCGTATCTCCCATACACGCTGATGCGTGGCCATAGGTACATCGTTTAGTGCTGAGTTTATCCATGCACCACCTAGCATGTTACGCATAAAGAAACCTGGTGTTGATACTGCTTGTGCTTTCCAATAGTTCAGGAACTTTGAGTATTTCTGCATGAAGTCACCCATTACTTTGGGGTCTTGTATTCGTGCGATTGATTGGAATGCGTTGGCGTATGTCTCTGCAAATTCTTCTGTAGCGTTAAACAGTGTGCGCCCACGCAACGCATTATTTGTTTGTTGCAAAACGTTTTGACTTCCCAGTTCAGTCTTTAAGAAATCGCCTTGAGCATCTGCATACAAATCAGACAACATGTTCTGGCCACGCACAGTATTAATTTCAGTTATGGCTTCTTCTTGCGATTTGATAGCAGCTAAACGATTCGTCAAGAAAGGATCGTTCTTGGATTGTTGCGATAACTTTAAATCCATTGCAAGTTTCTGCATCTCTATTCTGCCAAATTGTAAATTAAACTGAGTATCAATGTCATCTATTATTGCTTGTGCTGAGGCTCCTTCTGCTGCGAGTCTGTCCATTTCACGTTGTGCAGGCGCAACAATAGTTTCATACAGTTCATCTATCGCTTGTGCATATGGCTGTATCAACGCTTCTTGAGCAGCAGCCCTAGCTTCCAACACTGACAAACGTTCAGTCAATTCTGCAACTTGCTGTGGATTTGGGAACATCGACAGTTGGTTGCCTTCAAGCGCTTGCAAAGACGCTTTAACTTTAGATATCTCATCAGCTATAACATTAATACCAGCCAAATCATTAATTGCAGTCTGCGCCTCAGGCAAATTCCTGACAGCTTGTGCAATAGTTGAGGCATACAAAACTTCAGGGTCTAAGTCGTCAGCTAACTTCTTGTAAGCTTTCAAATCATTAAAGAATTTTTCGTACCGTTTAACAGCTTCATACGGCACACCTTTTTTACGACCAGCATTTTTATAAAGTCTTTTAACTTCATCTATTAAATCATCTAATTTTTGATTGGGTGTAACGTTGCCAAATGGGTCAATAACTTTACTGCCACGACCCAAGAACGATTCGCTAAATGCGTCAACCAGATCATCTAGTTTCTGCGCTCCTATAACAGTAGGATCTTGGAACATGGAGTCAATATAGTTTCGATTCAATGTCCTAAGAATCTCTTCGCTTTCACGAATAACCCCATCAATGTCATCAAGTAGAACTCTTGCAGCGTCATTAGTTAATTCGTCACCAGCGTCAAATAACTCCAACACTTTATTTCTAACATCTTGTAAAGCCTGAACACGTTCACCCATGTTGTAAATAAACTGGGTAGCTTCTTCTTGCGCTTCTTGCGTGATTGCTTTACCTACACTAGACACTTGCCTTCTGCTAGCACTTGTGCTTGCGCTTGATAGTAAATCAAACGCAGCAGGCGAAAGTTCATCTACCGCATTTACGTCACCTTCAATAATTCTTCGTGCTACAGAACGAATGTTGTCTCGTATTGCTTCAGCGTCAGCTATCTTCGCATTAAGGTTTTGCATTCTAACAAGTTTTTGCTGCACCCATTTAGGCAAACTACCTACATCAACACCTGTTTCTATAGGCACTCCATTAGCGTCAACTGTTTGAGCAGCAAAAATGCGCTCATCCATTTCAGCTTGCCTCATAGCAATGCGCTCTATCTTTTCTTGTTGCGTAACTTTCTCTCCTACTTTCTTTTCCCAACGCTCGTTTAATGTTTTAAGATTACGATTAGCTGTCCTAGCAGCATCATCTGCTGCCTGTGCAAACACACGGCCATTGACTCCCACAGCAGTAACACCTATATTGTCCATGTAGCCAAGCATGTATTGAATACGCACATGATTATTCATGGCGCTCATATACTTAGCTATGACATCTCCAGCGTTTGTT